TGTATAGTCTGGAACAATAACATCGTCTCCAGGGCCAATCTCGCATCCTAGTAGTGCAAGTGATAGCGCCATACTCCCGCTGGTTGTCATCAATACGTGCTTCACACCAATATATTCACCAATCATCTTTTCGAGCCGCGTAGTTTGCTGATATTCTGTTACGAAGTTTACACCATCCTTCATATATTCGAAACACGCATTCGCCTCATTTATATCAAAGTTTGGCCGCGTCTGCATAAGAAGTTCCTTTTGCATATGCCAGTTCATCATTTCATCGATCGATTCTGTGGCGGAAGAACATTGATAATACCCACCAATGATCATTTTGACAGGTGTCCGAACTCTTCCAGGATCACGCGGGTTTGTATTTGTAATCTGTCCACCGCGAATATAGGCCATATAATCACGATGATGAATCACACGAAAATCAAGAGAAATACGAAGTGTGGCCTCAGTATTCACTTCATTGTAGTGCATGCAACGATTTCCATTAAACATGAAAAGATTCCCATAGTTCAATGTAATACCCTCGAAGTCCTTAAGGCCAGGTCCCGATTCAATAAAGAGGCGATTCGTCCCATACATCGACGTAATCGGCACAAGAAAGTTTCTTTCACCTATGGGGTGCATTCCAATGGCATCAGAGTCATAATGTGCAGGAATGGCCGTGTTATTTATAAACTGGAAACGGATACTGGGAAATGACTGGAAAATAATATTTTTTTCATCTGGAAAGAATTGCGCATATATCTCTTTTACAAAGGCGCAATACATGCGTTTGAAGGTATCATTTGTGCGGATATCCTTGTAAAATTTTTTATGTAGGTCAGTCTCTACATCACGTAATTCCGTTGACGCATACTCTATAGAGGTGTTGTGAAGATGCTCTAGATCAGTGGTCTCGTATAGGGATTCAAAATATTCGCGAAAGGCGTGGCGAGTGGTATTGTAGTTGAGGATCGTATGCTCACCGAAGGTAGATACTGTATCAAAGACAGAAGCATTCATATATGATTACTATCATACAAAGACGTTTCTTTTTAGACCTCATATCGCGGTAAACTCGATATGAAATGGTTTTATCTCGTTTTTATTACATAAGACTATTTTATCTGGATTCGAATTCAAATAGGCGCCCCAAAAACTGAAGGTAGATCGTGAGATGATAGAATGCTTACATAATGCTAAACACCACAGATCAATATAGTCCTCCGTGTGACCCATCTTATAATATGGTTCACATTCCTCGAAAAATTCGGCATCAATGCTCTCCATATCATCTGAAAAGATTAAGAATATTGGATTCTGTATGGTCTCCTTCATATATCTTATGGCCTTGCTATAAAATGTGTAATCCCATGGCTTACCTATATGTGAATTGCGAATATATTCATTTCCCCGCAAATGGATTGATATAGTCGTATATTCAGGATTAAATAGAATAGGAAAGGTCTGACGTATTAATTCTAGCGAGCATGTGTCTGGAGAAAATAGTTCCACAATATCTGCTCGATATTTATTAAAATATTCAAGGCATTCAAGATAACCAAATAATTCGATGGAATCCTTTGACTCCTTTAGTTCCTTTATAAGACCATGATTATATTCATGAATATTCTCTTCCTTTATCTGAAGAAAGGGGGTGGGACTAGTCGCTACACAATTTCTAAAAATAGTATCCTTGTGTTTAAAGTTGAATTCGACCCGTAGTTTATCTGCGAATTCGCGCAGGTTATTCCAGACGGGAACACGACCTGTTTCCTTGGCTATCCCATAGCATGATGCGATTTGAAAGAGAACATTGCCCAGTCCAGTATTCTTTCGTGTTAAAAACGGAGAATCACTCGCAGTAATCCTTGGTGTTATATACATCTTTAAATATGTTGCCTATTATTTAAACCTGCAGATTTTCTATTAATTGACACATTTGATTTCCGCGGCGTTCTAGACCACACGACTCATAAAATCCGACATTTTCATCGGCACAGTCAAGTGTTATTTTGTAGCAATGACTGGCTGCACCTATAAGATGTGTCATAAGTTTTTTACCCAGGCCTTGACGGCGATGCGTGGCGCGAACACAGACATCTTCGATATGAGCATATATACATGTATTTCTGAGGAATTTATGTTCGTATATGATGGTGCCAGTGGCCAAAAGAAGGCCTTTCTCCTCATACACGTAGATTATAGAAGATTGATTTATCTTTGTAAGAGTATCTGCGAATTGTTCTCTTGTAAAAGTGGTTTCCCGAAAGTCATTGATAAGTTCAAGATATTGGTCATAGTCTTCAAAAGAAAGAGGTCGAAAGGCCATTATTTCTAAATAGAATGTTGTCTACTAAACTTAAGTGCCGTCGTAAAGTTTATAATCTCCGCCGCATGTAAATGGTCCCGCCTGTCCGATGGTATCATCTTCTATCGAGTTGGATCTTTGTTCTTTCTTGCCTTCACCCCCTTCTCAAGATTCCCACCTTTCCACTGAATATCCTGGCCTCAGTAGGGTGTTTCGAGGTCGTCTTAAATCCGCACAAGGAGCACTGGCTCAAAAATCTGTATATTCTCTTTATTCATATCGCTCCCTTCTTCTGGATTCCCTATGATCTTTCCGAGTGGGCCTTCACAGTCGCTGTAGCCGTCATCGCGGCCTATCTTGCTCTTATCTTGGTATTGAAGGAGAATCCCTTTCATGTATATTTCGTTCTTCTTGATGAGGATCATAAGACCTTCGCCGAATTTACACGGGACCGGTTTGGATTTTAATCCTAGGTTCATATAAAATATCCTATAAATTAGTAGTGCATGTCAAATATAAAACAGAAAGAACTTGATTTGCCGGCCTTCCTTAAACAACTCGTTGGCAAATCATTTATTTATATTCCCAATCCTGGAAATGCAGGAGATGCACTTATCATGTATGGGACTCTACAATTATTTGAACGTCTAGGATTATCATACACTATAGGGGATATTAAACGCAAATATACAAACGAATTGCTTGTATTGGCAGGAGGAGGTAGCCTTGTTGGACTCTATGCCCATTGTAAGAATTTTTTATTAGCCAATAAGGATTCTAATTTCATACTTATATTACCACATACCTTTAAAGATGAGGATGAGTTACTAAAGGGCCTTGGAAATAATTGTATAATCATATGCAGAGAGAAAATATCATACAAATATGTGCATAAAATAGCGAGACATAAGGGAAACGTATATCTATCACAAGATATGGCATTTTACATTGATTTAGAAGATAGATATAAGAATGTGAAATCTAGTAAAATATGTAACTGCTTTAGAAGTGATAAAGAATCGACTGCAGTAAATATACCCCATGATAATAATGATATATCCGAAACGCTTAAAAATAATACCTGGATGAAATCATACAAGGAATGTAAAAAAACCGCCCTTCATTTTTTCGATTATTTATCGCAGTGTCATACTATAAATACGAATAGACTGCACGTTGCTATTGCGGGGAGTATACTCAATAAGCAAGTATTTTTACACAATAATAGTTATTACAAAAATCGTGCAATCTATGACTATTCATTAAAGAAGAATCCAAATATTGTCTTTGTTAGATAGGATGATTTATCGCCAAGCGGAAGGATTCCTCTAGGGCCTTGCCCTCTTCCTCCTCCTTTTTTGGGTCGAGGTGCGGATAGATCTCATAAAGATCGGCCAGGCGCGCCTTGGCCTGATCCAATTTCTCTTGCAGAGAGACCTCCTTCGAACTCGTGGATTTCCACAGAATACCCTCGGTCTTGAATTCAATGGCAAAGCGATCACGATGATATCCGTTCGCTTGCACATACCAAATATGCTTCGGGATCTGATCCGGCTTCAAGCCACAGAGTGGCGGGAGTTCCACGTTCCGCTTCTTCTTTGCCTGATTGTTCAGAGTTCCCGCATCCACGAGCCGAAGATTTGCCCGCCGATTATCCAGTCCATTCTTACTGACGTGCTGGACCGACTCCTGAGGCCGCGGCTTCATCAAGAAGTTGTGTAGATAGAGTTCCCGTTTCTTCGGTGTCGGGACCCCTGAGCAGTCGACAACGACTGTCACGGAGGTCGCAATATAGTTCGACGAATAGTGCCATCTGTGCGCCTGGACGCCCGAGAGGTCGGCGACGTCAATCGCGAATTCCACCGCCATTCCTTTAAAAAGAATCGTGCCGATGGCCACCTGGTCAGCGATACGAAAGGTCCCCTTGCCCATTCCTATAGAGTTAGGTGGGTGGAATCGGGGTGGATTGGGCGCATAGAAACTCATAATCACATATATATAAGGTTATACCCTATATATATGGGTTATGTATATCATTTATGGTCAACGACTATAAAAATACAATACAAATAGCCAGGAACCTTTGGGAGGATTCCAGTATGTTTAGTTCGAATAAGCTAAACCGCCCATGCCCGACATGACGCGGAGCACGTTGTAGTTCGTCGCGAAGACATAGACGGACGACGACGTCGTCGTGCCAACCGCGTTGTTGGACACCGTGAGGAGGAGCGTCGTGTTATCAATGCGCGACAAGTTGCACGTGCCAGAGGGCTGGTGCTGCTCGGGCTGGAGAGCGAACGAGTAGACGTTGATGCCGACGGCGGGGATGTTCGTGTGGTGCTGGAAGGGCTGGACCTCGTTGAAATAGCGGCCCTCGCGCACCTGGAACCGGTCGTGGCCGTTGAGCTGGAGAAGGGCCGTCACGCAAGGGTTCTTGCCCGCCATGCCCTCGACACGCGTGACCGAGTAGCCCGACTCGAGCACCGAGCGGTCCCACCAGTCCGAGAAGTTGAAGGGCTGCTGGCCCTTCCAGAAGTTCACGACCGTGTCATCGCACGACACGAACGAATCACGCTGGACAACCCAGACAAGCTCCTTGCAAGGGTGGTTGAAGTTGAGCTTGAGCTTGTTGGCCGACGACGTGATGGACTCAGCACCCGTGAACTGGAGCGTCTCGATGAGATACTCGTGCGACACCTGGGCGAACTTGCGGCGCTCGTCCGTGTCGAGGTAGATGTAGTCGACGTAGAGCGAGGCCGCCTGGAGGTTGGCCGCCGCGACACGGTCGCGGATCGTGTGGTAGTTCGACGTGATCTGGGGCGTCGTGTCCCAGCAGAGGTTGCGGAGGTCGTTGAACTCGAGGTTGATGCGGACCTCGTGGTACTGGAGCGCGATGAGGGGGAGCGCAAGACCAGGGTTGCGGCAGAACCAGAACTGGAGGGGGATGTAGAGCGTGTAGGCGGGCGCGCAGGCCACGAGCTCCTGGCTCATGTTGGGCTCGCCACCGGCGCAGTCATCGTCGCAAGGCTCGCCGCCCTGGATGAGGAGGTTCGTGAGGGCAGGGACGTTGCCAACCATCTTGGCATAGCCGGCCTGCTTGCCCGCCTCCTGCGAGAGCTCATTCCAGATGTGGAGCCAGTTGCCATAGTGCTTGTCGATGCGCTGGCCACCGATCTCAATCTCAACCGAGCGGATAAGATTGTGGCCAACCCAGTTGAGCCAGCGGAACTGGGCACCCGAGCCGTCGCTCGTCTGGAGCGTGACGGCGGGGAGCGTGGCCTGGAGATACATGCGGTGGATCAAGTCGCCGTTGCGCTGGATCGTGCACGTAACGCGCTTGCCGAAGCCAGGCGAGCCGTTGAAG